CGATAGATGCCGACCAGTAACCAAGTTTCCGCATCAAAAAGGAGACGACACGCGAGGGTGCGTGGTGGTTTATCAATCCCCTTACAAAGAGAACGGCTACGTGCCAGCGGACTTGTACATAATCGCACACGACCCGTACGCGCAAGACGGTTTTGGCGAGTCGTTGGGTGCTGCTTATGTAATAAAAAGGGTCAATCCCTACAGTCAGCCCGACGATATGATCGTTGCGTCGTATGTAGGACGACCCGATACGCAGGATGAATACAACAATACACTATTTTTGTTGGCAAAGTATTTCAATGCCCGTATAGGATTTGAGAATGACCGGGGCGAAATTATACCGTATGCCAAGCGGCATAAGGTTATGCAGTACCTGCTACCGGAAGTTGAGATTTTTGACAAGAGCGACAACGTCCGCATCCGCAAGTTGGGCCGCAGTTACGGCATGAGTATGGGTAGCAAAGAGCGCAAGGGCCAGGCGGAAATCTATATGAGGGACTGGCTTAAGACGCCTCGAGGCAAAGACGAGCAGGGAGAGGTCAAACTCAACCTGCACTACATCTATGACTTGGCTCTAATTGATGAGCTAATCAAGTACAACCGGCGCGGTAACTTTGACCGTGTATCAGCACTAATGGTAGGCATGTTCCACCTTAAGGATCTGCACTCCAGAGAAGTACGTGTCATCGAAGAGCAGTCCACAAATGACTTTTTCTCGCGGTCATTCTTCGCTTAATGAAATTAACTCAGGATGTTTCAGATTCCTAAACAAAAAATTGCTCGCAGTCGTAAGTCCAAAGATTGGGCTAAGGATTGCATTCGTGCATTCATCAACCGCAGCAGCTTTAGTACAAGCACAAAGCATACGCTGCAGACTTACTACGAGGCGTACAATGGCAATCTGCGAGAAGCGGATTACAACTATGTGACCAACCCCTACAACAGCGAGGCATGGTCTAAAAAGAACTTTCCCGCACGTCTGCGTAACTACAATATCCTTAAGCCTATTGTAGACTTGCTTTTGGGTGAGAAGGCCAAGCGTCCTATGGCGTACCAAGTAGTTGTGCGCAATGCCGATATCGAAAGCCGGTTCGACCAGTACCGCAAAAAGCAGCTATCCGACTACCTCCAACAAGTCTTTGTCAACGAGGCTAATGCTGCAGGTATCGAAACCGGCCAAGAAACGCAAGAGATGCCGGCACCCGAGGAGTTTATGGATGAGGTGTTAGGCAACTACCGTGACAGCCGTGCTATTATTGGGCAGGAGGTCTTGAACTACCTGTACGACTGGCTCAGCATGGACGACAAGGTTCAAAAACTTTTCTTTGATTGGCTGATTGCTGGAGAGTGCTATACCTACAAGGATGTCTGCATGAATGATGTGGACTACGAGGTTGTTAGCCCACTTGACATTGATTGGGAGAAGGGTCCGGATGTCGAGTACATTGAGGACGCGGATTGGGTTGTGCGTCGTAAGGTTATGAGCGTTAACCAGGTGGTTGACCGGTTCTACGATGTGCTGAGCAGCAAAGACATTGATCGCTTAGAGGCGCCCCACGGCAAGTACCGAGATAGCTACGGTGGTGCACAAAGCATGTTCATTAACAAACCGGAAGACGACGAGTCAGACCGTATGGTGGAGGTGCTTCACGTTTGCTGGAAGTCTTTCTCGCGGGTCGGTATCCTTGAGTACGTGGATGAGCTTGGTCAGGAGCAGCAGATGGTGGTAGATGAGTCGTACAAGAAGAACGATGGCGATGTTATTACTTACTACTGGGTAAACGAAGTCTGGGAAGGGTACCAGATTGACAAAGACATCTACGTCCATACTCAGCCGCATCCGGTGCAGCGTAATGAGATGAACAACATCTCTATTTGCAAGCTGCCGTACAATGGCCGCATCTACAGCAACCGGCACAGCGATAACATTAGCATTATCAGCATGGGTCTGCCCTACCAAGTGTTGTATAATGTCTTCCACTACCGCTTGGAGCTGTCCATTGCTAAGAACAAGGACAAAATCATGCTGATGGAGATGAATACCATCCCCAAACGGCATGGTTGGGATGAGGAGAAGTTCATGTACTACGCAGATGCTATGGGCTTTGCGTTTATTGACTCCACGGCAGAGGGTAAGAACAACGAACGCGTGACTTTCAACCAGTATCAAGTGCTGGATATGTCGTTAGGTCAGTACATCGCTGCACAATTCCAGCTTTTGCAGGCAATTAAGAGCGAGTGGGAGGAAATGGTTGGTGTTTCACGCCAACGTAAAGGCCAAGTCAACACTTCTGACGGTGTAGGCACTACTGAGCGCGCTATTTTCCAGTCATCCGTTATTTCGGAAGAGCTTTTCCGCCGGTTTGAGTCATTTATCGAGCGTGAGTACGCCGGATTGATTGACACAAGCAAGATCGCATGGCGTGAGGGTAAGAAAATGACTTATGTGACTAGCGATTTGCGTACCGCTCTTGTTAGTATCGATCCTAACGAGTACCAAGAGGCGGAATACGGCGTGTTTGTCAAGAACAACAGCCGTGAGCAGGACAAACTCGAGCAGATGCGCGGTCTTGCACTGGCATTCGCACAAAACGGCCAGCAGCCTAGCACGATTGCTGAGATTCTGGACAGTAACAACTTCACCAAGATTAAACAGCTGCTGCAGGATGTGGAGGAGAAGCAAAAGGCTATGCAACAACAGCAACAACAAGCTCAACAGCAGATGCAACAGCAGCAAGCGCAAGCAGCTAAGCAACTGCAGGACGAACAGCAAGCATTTACAGCTGACCAGAACGACCGAGACCGTATGGTCAAGCTTGAAATTAAGAAGATGGATGTGGCCGCTAAAGTCACGTCAGATGCAGATGGCAACGGCCGTAGAGATGACATTGACCGACAACGATTGGAGGTTGAGCGCGAAAAAGTCAATGCTATTAAGTCAAAAGGTTGATATAAATAAAGACTTTGTCAATCTTCGGCAAATTGTCATATAATTTGGTATATCAGATATTTTTGTGCCTATGAATAAAGAAGAATCGCTGGATTTGAGCCAGGTAAGTGTCGCCAATCTTTTGAATGACGACGCCCCTAGCAACATCCCGCAACCAGAGCAAGAAGAGCAGCCTCAAGAAGAGGTAGCTGCAGAACCCGAGGCGGAAGTAGAGCCGCAAACGGAAGAGCCTACAGAAGAGCCAGAACCTGAGGTTGCGAACGAGCAGCCTGCAGATGAACCAGTGTCGGAACCGGAAGCGGACGAGGGGCCAGGAGTGATTGACACCCTGCGCCAGAAACTAGGTTACGAGGTTGAGGGGGATTTTAAAGATGACTACGATGGCGTAGTTGGCTTTACCCAAACCGTAGCGCAGGAGATTGCCAAGGAGCAGCTGGACACCATTTTTGCCCAGTTCCCAGATGTAGAGCAATACCTGCAGTTCCGTTACAACGGTGGAGACGCTAGCAAGTATTTCCAGACTCAAACTCCCGATGTAGACTTTAATGCGATCCAGCTTGCCGAGGACGACCTGTCTATGCAGCGTATGGTAGTTGAGCAGCACATGTCTTTGCAAGGCTACACTCCTGAAGAGATTCAGGAGAGTGTGCAGGAGTATATCGAAGCTGGTATCCTTCAGAAACATGCTCAACGCGGCTTAACCAAGCTGCAGGCAGCTCAGAAAGACAGAGCTGAGCGCCAAATCCGCGAGCAGCAGCAGCAGGCCGAGAATCATCGTCAGCAAGTAGAGCAGCAATGGACTGCTATTCAGTCGACAATCAATAACGGCCGATTGAAAGGATTCGAAGTGCCTGCTTCAGATCGTAAAAAGTTCTACAGCTGGATGAGCGATGCAGTCGATAACCAAGGCCGCACGCAGCGTTCTATTGACCGAGAGTCTATGGACTTGGAGACTCAGCTGGCGATGGAATACTTGGCTTGGAAGAACTTCGACCTGAACAAGCTCGTCACAAATACTTCTAGAACGAAAGAAGCACAGAACCTGAAGGACCGTTTGAAGCAGACTCAAACTGCTTCCAAGCGGATGAAGGGTGGAAACACCGGATACAAGGCACCGAAGAAATTACCCTCTTTGAAAGATCTCTTATAATCCCTTAATACACAACACAAAATGTCTGCTGACAACATCAAAAAACTTCGGTTATACGAAGACACGTTTAACAGCTCTTCCATGACGGATGAGAACAGCCTGGCTGCTGCCCTGCTGACTCAACCTGATGTGCTGAGCCCTGTTATTACCCATCTTGCCGGCCAAGAAGACAAGCGTTTCCCGCTTAGCTACTTGACCGAAGGCATGGGTGCTACCAAGTACATCAACGACATTGAGTACGACTACCCGGTTATGGGCCGTATGAACAAGGCTGTTGAGTGTATTGCTCAATCTGGACAAGGTGCTAACCACACCCGTATTAAACTGACCTTCCCTGAGCGTTGGTTCGTTCGCCAGTACATCCTTGAGGCTCCCGATGGAACCCAAGTGCGTGTGATGGATGACCCCACGCCTGTGGCTAATGGCTACGAGTACAGCGTGCAGCTTGTTGCTGCTGATGGTACCGGAGTTGCTAGCGATGCTTTCGCAAACAAGTTGTTCGTTCAGTTGTACGCACCTGCTGCAATGAGCGGATCACGCGGTAACGAGAGCCACTGGGTCGCTCCGTCCAAGATGCGTAACCAAATCAGCTTGATTCGTAAGTCCTACGCCTATGAGGGTAACATGCCCGACCGCGTGGTGAACTTCGAGTTCAACGTTGGTGGCCGCTCCACGAACCTGTGGTACGACTTTGAGGAGTATCAGCACATGCTTCGTTGGAAGGAAGAGACCGAGTACGCTCTCTGGTACAGCCAGTACAACCGTGACTCCAACGGTCTGATTCACCTTAAGGATGACAACGGTAAGCCGATTACCCTCGGTTCCGGTGTCCTTGAGCAGATTCCGAACGTGGACACGTACTCTGAGCTGACTGCTTCCAAGATTAAGTCTGTTGTCCGTGACGCTCTCTATGGCGCTACTGACGCTCAGCAGATGAACATCGTCCTGTTCACCGGTATCGGTGGTATGGAAGAGTTCGACAATGCTATGAAGAACGAGATCACCG